GCCCCCTAATCATTTTCTACATCTTGCCGTTTTATGACCTGCCTAATTTTTAAGCAGCCTGCCTAATTTTTAAGCAGCCTGCCTAATTTTTAAGCAGGTTTGAAATTTGTTGTGCGCGCGTGGTTTATGAGGTATGCTGAACAAATCATGAAAAAATCTCGTCCTGAATGGGTGAAATGGTACAAAACTTCTGCTTGGCAAAAATTACGCCGTCGCCAACTGAAGCTAAACCCGCTTTGCAAATTTTGTGATCGTAAGAAAATTTTAACAATCGCTACTGTTGCGGATCATATTCAGCCGCATCGTGGAAACATGGAAAAATTTTTTGACATAGACAATTTGCAATCTTTGTGCAAAACTTGTCACGATTCAACAAAACAAAGATTGGAAAAATCGGGCGATTTCGGCTGCGATGAGCAAGGTTTTCCTGAAAGTTGGAGAAATTAAATGCCTGCAAAGCGTAAAGACAGCGTTACGGAACAAGTAAAAATCGCGCAATCCGCTATTGAAAAAATTGTACCACCTAATCACGTTTCTGTACCGAACGCTGCCAAACCGTTTTACGATGCGATTGTTCGAGCCAGACTTGAATGGACAGAGGTTGATTTGGCTCATGCGGCAAACTTAGCAAGATGCCAAGCCGACATTGAAATTAACGAAATTATGTTAAAAGCTGAAGGCGCTGTGATTACCAACGCAAAAGGCATGCCGGTGATGAACCCCAGACACGCAATCCTTGAACAATTGAGCCGCCGCAGCGTAGCTTTGTCCCGAATGTTGCAAGTTCACGCGATTGCGACCGTTGGCCCTACTGAAGATCAACGCGGAAAAAATACCGCGAAACGAAAAGCTATCGAATCTTTCAGCGAAGAAGATGATTTGATAGCTCGACCACATTAACCAAAGGAAAGAACATGAAAAAATTATATTTAATCGCAGCGTTAGCAATTTTGGTCAGCGTATCGGCGTGCAAACCGAGGCAGCCGCGACACGTACACATCGGAATGCCTTACAACGAGGTAATACAAGTCTGGGGCAACCCTGACCGTGTGATAAGCAATCCTGGAAACACAACTTTGATTTTTCGTGACTATTTAGGTCGCATGATGGGTTATAGGTTTCATTATATCACTATCGGAAAAACCGACGCTAAAGTCATTGATTTTTCTATCGAGTAGCGTCGTGAAACCGCATTACATCAAGTGCGGACCTGTACCAGAACTCAGGAATTGGCGAGATTTACCAATCAGAGAACTGACGCGCGCCGAACGAAACATGAAGTTTTGTGAAATGCACTTGACTGCGCCTGGCGGCACGCTGGCCGGTAAACCAATCAAGCTTGCCCCATTTCAGGAAAATTTTTTTTATAGCGTTTTTGACAATTCAGCAATTACTCGCACAGCGATTCTCAGTAAAGCCAGGAAAAACGCAAAAACAGCCGTGATTGCCATGATCGTGCTTTGCTATTTGGTTGGGCCAGAAGCCGTTTCGCAAGGCATCATCGTATCAGGCGCTCGTTCCAAAAAACAATCCGCTCTTATTTTTCGCATGTGTCGAAACATGCTCGAATCATCGGAAAAATTAAGGGGAACTGTAAAAATTATTCCCTCACTGAAAGAAATTTACGGCTTGCAGATGAATACTCACTACAGCGCGCTTTCTGCCGAGGGTAAGACTGCTCACGGTGATGGGCCTTTGGTAGCCGTGCTGGATGAGTGCGGTCAGGTCGATGGACCCTACGATGCTTTCTTTGAAGCGATCATCACATCGCAAGGCGCTTGGGATAATCCAATCTTGTTCATGATCAGCACGCAAGCGGCAAAAGATAACGATTTTTTGTCAATTTATATCGACGATGCCATAAATAGCCAGAATCCGCGCACTGTCTGTCATGTGTACAGCGCTGACCCAGAATGCGATTTAGACGATCAAGAACAGTGGCGTAAAGCAAACCCAGCTTACGATTATTTTTTTCCAAAACAGGAATTGATCGACGCTTCTCAGAAGGCAAAACGAATGCCAAGTTTTGAAAATTCGTTTAGAAACCTTCATTTGAACCAGCGTATAGCGGTCGAATCACCGTTTGTAAGCAAAAGCGTGTGGTTGGAAAACGGCGCTTTACCAGAGCCGCTACTTGGAAAAAAGGTTTACGCTGGTTTGGATTTATCGGCGGTTAGCGATTTGACAGGTTTAGTCATGGTGTCTGAAGAAGGAGATGTTGAGTGCCGCGCATGGCTTCCAAAAGAAGGATTGCTTGAAAAATCGCGCGACGATCGTGTACCTTACGACGTTTGGGCGCGCGAAGGTCATTTACAAACCACCCCAGGACGGGCTATCGAATACGAATGGGTAGCTCACGAATTGCGACGAGTGTTTTTAGAATATGACGTGCAACAAATGAATTTTGACCGGTACAACATGAAATTTTTGCGCCCGTGGCTTGAAAAAGTTGGATTTACAAAAGCCGAATTGGAAAGATTCAAAGAATTTGGGCAAGGTTTTGTCAGCATGGGGCCTGCTTTGAGAGCGTTAGAAACAGCCTTGCTTCAAAAACAACTCAAACATGGCAATCATCCTGTTTTGACAATGTGTGCCGCAAATGCTATAGTTGAAATGGATGCTGCCGGTGGTCGCAAATTTACTAAAAAGCGCGCAACAGGCAGAATTGATTTGATGGTGGCGTTGGCAATGGCTGAAGATGCCAGATCAGCGCATAAAAAACCAGAAAACAAAGAGTGGAGCTTTCACATTGTCTAACATTATAGAAAAAATTAAAGGTTGTAGCGGTTGCGCCAAGCGCCGTGAATGGTTAAAAAAACAGCGTTTGAAAGCTGAAGAACGCTTGAAAGCTATAAGGGAAAAGAAAGATGCTGAAAAGAACCCAGAGTGAAGCTGAAATTGTAGCAGCAGCTCTTTACGACATTGCTGTGGCAATCAGAGAACTGACGGACGCGCTAAATGGTCAGGAAGATGAAACTTACGGTGACGTGCCTAGGCAGGGTCATACATACCTTGACGGAACACCTATTAAATAACTTGCAGCAAGCTTTGCGATAGCTTATAATCTAAATTGCTTACCGATACAATCGGCCTCCTAACATGCGTTTGGAGGCCTTTTTTTATGGTCGAAAATGGAAAAAAACGTAGCATATTCGCTTTTGAACATAAAAGCGCTAGACGATAATAAAAGAATTATCAGAGGTATTGCGACAAGCCCTGAGCCGGATCGTGTCGGTGATGTCGTTGAGCCGATGGGTTGTGAGTTCAAAAATCCATCACCACTTCTTTGGATGCACAATCATGATTTGCCTGTTGGTACTGTCAAGTTCGGCAAACCGACAAAAGAAGGCGTCCCGTTTGAGGCGGAATTGCCAGTAGTAACTGAACCTTCAGGTTTGAAAGCGCGGATAGATGAAGCTTGGCAGTCGGTCAAAGCCGGTTTAATCCGAGCAGTTTCTATCGGTTTCAGACCGTTGGAATATAGCATCATTGAAGAAACTGGCGGTTATCGTTTTACCCGTTCTGAAATTTACGAATTGTCGTTGGTCACTGTACCGGCCAATGCAAATGCGACAATTAATTATGTCAAATCACTAGACAAAGCAGCACGTGAAGCCGCGACAGGTAAAATTCACGATGCGTTGTCTGTGTCTAAAAAGCCTAGCGTCAAAGGCACCGTTAAATTAACCTCGAAGGAGAAAGAAATGTCTTTTAGTGAAAAACTTAAGGGTTTCCGCGATGAGCTGGCTCTTAAAAACAGCAAGTTGGTAGAACTTGCGCAAAAATCTGTCGATACTGGTGAAACTTTTAATGCTGCGGATCAGGAAGAATTTGACAACCTGAATGCAGAAATTAAAAGCCTTGAAACTCACATTGAGCGTTTAGAAGTTGCAGAAAAAGCTGCCGCTTCTACCGCACGCCCTGTGGTTGCTGATGTTGCAGGTCAAACCGATACTGGCGCAGCACAAACCCGTTCTAAAGTGTTTGCTCAAGTAAAAGCAGCACCAAAAATGGATAAAGGTATCGGGTTTGCACGTCTTGCTCGTTGTAAAGCTCTTTCCAAGTTGGACAATGCACCTGCTTACGAAATCGCTCGTTCGTTGTACGGTGAAGATAGCCCTGTGTATGGCGTACTTAAAGCTGCTGTTGCAGCCGGTACGACTACTCAAGCAACGTGGGCAGCTCCACTCGTAGGTGATGAATCGACTATTTTTGCAGATTTCGTTGAGTTTTTGCGCCCTATGACAATCTTGGGTCGCATGGGTCAAAACGGTATTCCAGGCCCTCGCGTAATTCCTTTCCGCACTCGTTTGATTTCTCAAACTTCGGGTGGTTCGGGTTACTGGACGGGTGAAGGTAATCCCAAACCGCTCACCAAGTTTGATTTCACTGGTACAACGCTTGAGCCGCTTAAAGTAGCTAACATTGCAGTAGTTACGATGGAACTTCTGCGTGATAGCTCGCCTTCGGCTGAAGCAATCGTCCGTGATAGCCTGGCTTCGGCACTTGCGGAGCGTTTGGACATCGATTTTGTCGATCCTACTAAAACGGCATCTGCTGGTGTTTCACCTGCATCAATCACCAACGGTGTGAGCGCAATTGCTTCTACCGGTACTGACGCAGATGCAGTTCGTTGCGACATTGCAAACTTACTCAACGCTTATGCTAACGCAAACAATCCACCAACTTCAGGTGTGATTCTCATGTCCACAACTAAAGCAATTGCGTTGATGACCATGCGCAATGCTTTGGGCGCTCGTGAGTTTCCTGAAATTACCATGAACGGCGGTTTCTTAGAAGGATTCCCAGTGATTACTTCTCAGTATATTGCGGATTTCGCGGTATCTGCCGGTGAGTTTGTATTCATGGTCAATGCAAGCGACATTTGGTTGGGTGACGAAGGTGGAATTACTGTAGATATGTCGGATCAGGCATCGCTACAGTTCCTCGATAATCCTACCAACTCGCCTGTGGGTAGCACGACTGCTACTTCGCTGATTTCGCTGTGGCAAAACAACTGCGTGGGTTTCCGTGCAGAACGCACAATCAACTGGGCTAAACGCCGCGCAAGCGCTGTTGCTGTCTTAGATGAAGTGAACTGGACTTCTTGCCCATAAGGTAAGTTTAGTATATGGTGGGTGGGATTTAATTTCCCACCCATCGTTAACGGAGGTTTCCGTGGTTAAAATTTTGTTAAAGAAATCATCGAAGATTAAAGACGTGAAACCGAAGCTGGCAATAGCATTGGTTAAAGCTAATTTAGCTTTGTCAATCGAAACAATCGAAACACCGCAAAAAAAAGAACCTAAAAAGCGCGGTAGAAAACCTAAAAATACTTACCAAACAAAAGATATGGTGGCGAAGTGAAAATCAACTTCCCATTTTTTTCAAAAAAAAATTACGGTTCAGTACCTACCAATCGTGGTTGGTATAATGTAATAACTGAACCTTTTTCTGGGGCTTGGCAACGCAACATTAAGTGGGAGCGCAAAGACGTAACGTCTTATCCTGCGGTGTTTTCTTGCGTGACTTTGATTGCTTCTGACATCAGTAAGCTCAAAATAAAGCTTATGCGTCAACAAGGCGACATATGGGTTCAAGTTCCTTTTGGAAATTATGGTGTTTTACAAAAACCGAACAGTTATCAAAACCGTATCCAGTTTATAGAATCGTGGCTTTTAAGCAAACTAATTCGTGGTAACACATACATACTTAAACGTCGTGACAGTCGCGGAAATGTCACCGCCTTAAACATTCTTCATCCAGATCTCGTTCTCCCTTTGGTATCAGAGGACGGTGATGTATTTTATCAATTGAGTGACGATAATCTTGCTGGTGTACAAACAAGTGGTATCACCGTGCCAGCCAGTGAGATTATCCACGACAGATTTAATTGCATGTATCATCCTTTGGTGGGCTTAAGCCCGATTTACGCTAGTGGTTTGACAGCGTTCGGTGGCGTCAAAATTTTAGAAAACAGCGCTCAGTATTTCGAGAATGGAGCGCGACCAAGCGGCGTGCTTATCGTACCTGAAGCTATCACACGAGAGAAAGCTGCTGAAATGTCGCAGACATGGAAAGAAAAATATTCTGGCGATAATTACGGCAACATCGCAATTTTAGGTGGTGACGTCAAATATCAGCCAATTTCTATGACTGCGCAAGAAAGCCAACTTGTTGAGTTGCTTCGCATGAGTGATGAAAAAATATGTTCTACTTTTCACGTACCACCTTATAAAATTGGTATGGGTGAGTTACCAAATTACAACAATGTGCAAGCTTACAACGTGGAATATCTAAATAGCGCTTTGCAAAAACATATTGAGGACATTGAGCTTTGCTTGCAGATCGGTTTAGAATTGCCTGATACTTACAAAGTGAACGTTGATGAAGAAGGCTTGCTGCGAATGGATACTAAAACGCAGATTGAAACTTTGGTTGCCGGTGTTAAAGGTGGTATTGATACCAATAACGAAGCCCGCAAGGCTCGCAATAAAGTACCAATCGAAGGCGGTGATACCATCTGGTTGCAACAACAAGACTACCCCATTGGAGTGTTATCGAAACGAACAATGCCTCCAGAAACTATTAATCAACCGACACAAGTGTCAAATGATAACGACCCTGAAGAAACTGTTGAACAAATGTTTAGAAAAGCTTTGAAAGAATCGAGCGCGTCATGAACGACAGTCAATTACTCATAAAAAGATTGGCAGACGTACTAAAACAGCACGTTGCTGAAAGTATTGAGCCGTTTGTAAAGCAGGTTCAGGAACTTAAGTCAGAAATTGAACAATTGAAAAATTTGCCGCAACCTGAAAACGGCAAGGATGGTCGTGACGGGGTCGATGGTAAAAGTCTTACACCCGATGATTTACGACCCATGCTTGAAGAATTGGTAAAAACAATCCCCGTGCAAAACGGCAAAGACGGGCGTGACGGGATTGACGGTTCTGATGGTAAGGATGGTCGCGATGGGATCGACGGTTCTGACGGTAAGGACGGCAAAGACGGGCGCGACGGCAAAGACGGGCGCGACGGGCGCGACGGTAACGATGGTTCAGACGGCAAAGACGGGCGCGACGCTTTAGAAATTGATATTTTACCAGAAATTGATTTTGATAAAAATTATGCTGCCGGTCAATTCGCATATCACAGAGGTGGTTTGTGGAAAGCTTCTTCACGCACCAATGGTCAAAAAGGTTGGGATTGTGTGGTTGAAGGATTGTGCGCGATTGATGTTGATTACGACGGTGAACGCGGTTTCAGTGTTAAGATCGACAAATCTTCTGGGCAAAGTTTGGAGAAATCATTTAAGTTACCTTTAATAATCGAAAAAGGTGTCTTTAGACCTGAAGTGAATTACGAAAAAGGTGACGGTGTTACTTACGGTGGCTCTTTTTGGATTGCTCAAAAAGATAAACCTGAAGGCGCGCCAGGCTCTAACAACGATTGGCGTTTGAGTGTCAAGAGAGGTAGAGACTATAAAGAACCTACTAAGATAGGTAAATAAAATGGTAATGTTAATCAGCCTCAGTCAAGCAAGCGAACATTTACGCAGAGATACAAACGCGGATGATGGTGATTTAACCATTAAAATAGAAGCCGCCAGTCAGGCCATTATCAACTATATTGACGATAAAGATTTTTTAGACAGTTCTGGCGATGTTGAATATGATACGTTTGGTGATCCGATTGGTGTACCCAAACCTATTCAAGCAGCCACTTTAGCGCTAGTTGGCATGCTTTATTCTGACCGTGACGGGCAAGAGTTTGAAATGCTTATCAATAATCGCGGAACTACAAGAGTAGGTGAAATTATATTCCCCCGCACCGTGCATTTTCTTTTGGAGGCTTACAGAAGCCCAAGGATGGCGTAAATGCCTCTTGCTGCCGGTAAGTTAAAACATCGTATTACAATAGAGCGCCCACACCAAACGCAAGATGCCACAACCGGCGCCATAAACGTTTCTTGGCAAACTTTAGCGGTTGTTTGGTGCGCTATTGAACCGGTTAGCGTTCGAGAGTTCATAGCTTCTCAAAGTGAAGTTAGCAAAATCAAAACTCGGATTATCATTCGTTATCGTAACGACATCGATCATTCGATGCGAATATATTACGCACCTAAAGCAATTTATTATAACATCGAAGGTATTTTAGCCGATAAAGACAGTGGATATGAATATATAACACTGGCATGCAGTGAAGGTGTGAGATTTGAATAATGCTCACCTGTGTCATAGCTTCGGGTCAAAGTTTGAAAAATGTTGATCTTGATTTGATTAGAAAAAATCGTGATAGTCAGATAATATCTAAAGTCATAGCGGTAAGTAATGTAGCATTGGATAAATGCAGGTGGGCTGACGCAATGATAAGTTCTGATGGCAACTGGTTTGCAGGCTATCCTGAATATGTGTCTTTTACTGGCAAAAAATTTTCAAAATGTGGCGCACCTGCAACAAAGGTTTTCAAAGCCCCCAAAGGTCAGGTAGCTATCAATTCGGGCTTGCTCGGAATGTATTTGGCGCGAGATTATTACAAAGCTTCTGAAATTATCATCGTCGGTTTCGATATGTACGGTACTCATTATTTTGGAAAACATCATGTTATTGGTCATCACCCATTAAAAAATACAACTGAACGCATATTCAATGTTCATATAAAACAATTTGATTTTTTTAGCGGCGCAAAAGTGTATAATGCAAATAAATTATCTAAAATTGAACGATTTGAAAAAGTCGATCTTGGAGAGTTTTTAGATGCGCGTTCAAACAAGTTTTGACATGAAAGAAGTCTTAAAGACTTTTGCAAATATGCCTAGAACTAGCTCAGGTAAGGCGTTGCGCCCCGCTTTGAGAGCCGGTGGCAATGTGGTTAAAATTGCAGCCGGTGTAAATGTTGCTGCGGTGGCGGATCGCGGTTACGCGACCGGTTTGCTTCGGCGCGCAATAAGAGTTTATTCTTTGCGCAGACTGCGAGGAATGTTGCGGGTAGGGGTGATGGTGCAAAGAGGTTTGACCAACGCTAAAAAAATAGTCAATGGTCAACCCGTGCGAGTCGGCTTATACGCTTCGGTTCTTGAGTACGGTAAGAAAAATCAACCACCAAGATCGTGGTTACGCAAAGCGGCCAGAGAAAGTACGAACGCCACGCTTCAAACGATTATCAAAGTAATCAAAGAGAGATTGCCGATTGCTGTCGAAGATGCTAAGAGAAGGTAATGAACCCGTCACTCTTTACAATTTTGAATGCTGACGCAACCGTAAAATCTTTTTTAGGTTCTAATCCTTTGCGAGTTTATCCGTGGGGTTCAGCACCGGAGAATGTTAGAAAACCTTACGCTGTTTATGCAGTTTACAACGGTATTCCACAAAATTATCTTGCTCAGATACCTGATATGGATGCAATGGGTACTCAGATAAACATTTATGCTGAAACTGTTGCTAGCTTAACAAATTGCTTCAATTCCGTCAGAGACGCTTTAGAGTCTCACGCTCACATGACAAATTTTACTACACCAGATCGTGATGCTGAAACTAGACTGTACTCGTGCCGGATGGAATTTGATTTTTGGGAATCTCGCCAATGAATAATAGCGCTTACGCCTGGGCATGTATGAAATTGCGTGAAGCTGTTGAACAAAAAATTCACGGCAATGTTATTTTCAACATTAAAAATGGTGACATTAAAGGTTTGGAAATGCAGAAGCACGAAAGATTTGATGAAAGAAATCTTGACGACAAAGGCTGAGTAAGTTATTCTCATATTGGTTAATCGTAGCAAACGACACCGCTTTTAGCGTGTCGTACTCTATGTGACTCGCTGATAAGTTGGTGTCACATGGAGTTTATTATGTCTGTAAAAACCCAAGGCACCCAGCTTTTCATTATTGATCCTGATGCCACAGGCGGTTGTGAAATTCTAACTATTGAATGCGCCACTTCTCTTTCTGGTTTAGGTTCGCCACGCGAACAAATTGAAACGACTTGTTTGGAAGATGATGCGCGCAGTTATGTGGGTGGTTTGGCTACACCAGGTCAGCTCACCGTTACTGTGAATTTTGATCCAAACAATGAAAGTCATTTTAGAATGTATGAGCTTTGGAAAGATAACGTAGATTTCCAATTTGCTATCGGCTTTGGCCCTGAAACTAACGTACCGACCGTAGATACGTCTTGCGATTTTGTTCTACCTACCGCACGCACTTATATTACAGGTTCTGGTTATATTTCAGATGTTCCGATTGAGATTGCGCTGAACGCTGTCGTAACTGCGTCTATTCCGATTCAGGTTTCTGGCGAATACACGATTCATCGGAAGGTATAAAAATGAGCTTCGCAGAAATTACCAAAGATTATGTTGCCAAATCAGTACCAGTTGTCATTACTCACAACGGTACTGATTACAAGTTTTATGCAAAGCAAATGAGTTACATTGAATCGGTTGAAATTACCGTCAAAAAACAAAACGGTCAAAATTGGTTCACCGATCTCATTGTAGCTTCTATCGTAGATGATGCTGGAAAACGCATGACACTTGAACAAGCCGAAAAACTATCTCAAGAACATGCCGACGCTTTCATTACGGCAGCAATCGAAGCTAACAAGGGGGAAACCCAAGAAAAAAAGTAACTTCTGCCGACGAGTTTTGGTGCGAAATCGCTATGGTATTAGGTAAGACAGTAAGCGAATTGCAAAGCACCATGCCGGTCGGTGAAGTTATTTTATGGCGTTCCTATCGTAAAAAATATGGCGCGCTTGATCCTCATAGAAAATATGATTTAGCTCAGGCGATTAACGCATCTACAATCGTGCGTGTAAATGGTGGTAAAGCTAAACCTTCGGATTTTATGCCATATCTTCAAGCTGAAGAAAAAATCGTCACTGGTGAACAATTTGTTGAAATGCTGGCCGGCCACAAAGGCGTGCGGGTAGGTAGATAGTGGCAAGTGCCGGTAGTATTTTCGTTGATCTGCTTTTACGGGATGCCAGCTATAATCAAGGTTGGCAACGTGCGCGCAGAACTACTCAAAGCAGTGTCGGTGCAATTGGTACTGATATTGGAATGCTTAATTCCAAACTTGGCGGTTTGGGAAGGCAGATTCAAAGCATCGGCACAGGTTTTGCATCTGGTTTGGGCGCTTCACAAATCATTAAATACGTAGACACTTATCGGCTTTTGGAAGGTCGTTTGCGGATTGTCACAGATTCGACAGAAGATTTGGCAAACAAACAAGCCAAGTTGTTTCAGATCGCTCAGGAAACTCGACAACCGCTTCGAGAAATAACAAATACTTACGCTCGGTTGGCTCAATTCATTCCCGAAGCTGAAAGAAGTCAGTTCGATCTTTTAGGTGTTACTAAAAATTTAGCAACTTCCTTGGCAATAACTGGTGAAACTAGCCTTTCAGCGAATGCTGCGTTGGTTCAATTTACTCAAGCGATTGGAACTAATTTTGAAGCTGCTGGTCAAGAACTTCGTTCTTTGCAAGAACAAGCGCCTCGTCTCACCAAAGCTCTCCAAAATGCTTTAGGTGACGGTACTAAAAGTTTACAGCAATTAAAAGCTGAAGGTTTGCTCACACGCCAGTCCGTGTTGAATGCTTTAAGCGGAACTGGTGAAGAAGGTCGGAAGCTTGCTAAAGAACTTGCAAGAATACCTGTAACTTTCGGGCAAGCTCTGACAACTTTGGATAATTCACTGACTGATTTTTTCGGTCAATCTATTTTGGCGAGAGAAAGTGTTTCGGCTTTGGCTGACGGTGTGATAATACTCGGAAAAAATTTAGATCTCATCGCTCAAGTCGGTTTAACTGTAGCATCCGTTTACGGAATAAGAGTAGCAGCTTCTTTTGCTTTTGCAACACAACAGGCGGTAGCATATCAAATAGCTCTCGCTAGAATGGCAGGTGTTAGCGCTTTAGCAGCCACTGGAATAACAGCAACCACCTCAGCGCTCAGTTTATTCGGAGGACCCGCAGGACTAGCAATAACTGCTGCTTCGGCTGCAATGATATATTTTGCAACTCAGACAAGTGCAGCAGAAAAAGCTGTCATGTCTCTTAACGAAATAGAAACTCAAAGCATAGATATTAAATCTCAACTAGCAAAAGCTACCGCAAAAGAAGCTGAATTAATCGAAGTTAAATTGCGCAGACAACGCGCTGTCATTTCCGGAAACATTAAAGAAGCTGAAAGCGAATTGGCAATTTTGAACGTGCGCGCCCGTGCGGGAGGTTTATTTACAGATTCAATTGATAAAGCTCAGATCGAAAATTTGAAATCTTTGGGTAAATTATTCAAAGCCAGAAATGAATTAGACGAAACAATTAATAAAATAAAGTCTAAAGATTTTGGTAAAGGTTCTTCATTCGATCAAGAACAAAAAGTTATTGATGGCGTTTTTGGTAAACAAAGTGGTTCAACCAATACAAACGATGTTAAAGCAACAAAACAAAACCGACAAGCCGACGAACTGAACCGTATTTTAGAATCTCGCGGTCGTTTGATTCGAGGTGTAAGTCAGGAACAAGAGTCTTACAATGAGCTAGTTGAAGATTTGAACAAGCTTGTTAAAGCCGGAAAAATTACTGAGCAGGAAAGATTTGATGCAATCAATCAGTACATGGAAGAAAATAAAGAAAAAGCTACAGAATGGGGTGAAAGTTTAGAAGCCATTACACGCCGAGCTGCTGAAAATATGCAAGATGCGTTTGCTGATTTTTTATTTGATCCATTTGCCGATGGGATGGATGGAATGCTTAAAAAATTTGTTGATACTTTGCGGCAAATGCTTGCTCAACAAACTTCTCGTGAATTATTTGGGATGATTTTGGGTTCTGGCGGGGCTGGTGGATTGTTAGGTACTGTGGCCGGATCACCCATGACAGGTGGAGCACAGGGACCGACGCAAGGTTCTGGGATACTCGGCGCAATTACTGGCGGATTAGGTGATTTGTTTGATGGTTTTTTCGCTGATGGTGGTTATATACAACCTGGTCACTGGGGTGTAGCTGGTGAAGCTGGCGCTGAAATGGTTTACGGTGGTAAAATAGGAGCAACAATCGTACCGGGTAGTAAAGGTGGCGGCAACGTATATAACATTGATGCGCGCGGTGCAGACCAGGGGGCGGTTGTAAGATTAGAGCAGGCACTTTTAACATTAGCTGGCCCCGGCGTAGTAGAGCAGCGCGTGATTAGTGCGCAGCAGCGGGGGCAATTATGACGACGTATGCACTGCCAGCTTCATTGTGTTTTTCTAGCGTTTCTCTATCGTTGCGCCGGACGGTTGGCCGCACGGTTAGCCCGTTCACACTTGAAGAACAATCATTCTTGTGGCCGGGTGAACAGTGGGGGGCATCGGTTCAAGTGCCGCCAATGGATGAAGATACTGCGATGGAAATTATCGCGTTCTTTAACCGTTTGCGAGGTTCATTTGATAATTTTTATTTAGGCAACCCAGCGCGCAGCACCCCTCGCGGTGTAGCTACTGGCACACCTCTGGTGAACGGCTCATTACAAACGGGTAACACCCTTATTACAGATGGTTGGAGCAATAACATTACTGGAATTTTGAAGGCTGGGGATTTTATCCAGATTAACAGCGGTACGGGTGCTGAATTAAATCAGGTTGCGCTTGATGTGAATAGCGATGGGTCTGGCAATGCAACAATCCCGCTGGTTAAAACAATCCGCACTTCACCAGCTAATAACAGTGCAGTCGTTGTGAGTAATCCTGTGGGGGTGTTTAGATTAACCAATGATAGCTTTACCTATAGCGTAGAGCCGGGGCGCATTTATCGCATGAGCTTTGAAGCGGTAGAGGTAGTGAATGCGTGATATTACTTCACAAATGGCGGCTGAGTTTTCTAGCGCTTATGTAACTCCTGTGGTGTTAGCTGATTTGGTGTTTGATTCTGCCACGCTTTATATGTGGTCAGGTATTGGCACGCTTGAATGGCAAGGCAATAGCTACCTTGGCGGCGGCAATCTGATAGGCATTTCCAGCATTCAGGAATCACAGGATTTACAAGCCAAGGGTATATCGGCAACATTGAGCGGCATACCTTCTTCGTTAGTGGCCACGGCTTTAACCGAGCGCGTGCGGGGCAGACCGTTTAGATTGTGGCTGGCATCTGCCAGTACACGCAGGGCAGTCGATACCGAAGGCGGTGATAGCGTATTAACAGAAGATGGCGGGCAGGTGTTGCTTGAAAATCAGCTCCTTGATTCACCCTATCGCATTTTTACAGGTATGATGGATTTTATAGAGTTGGTGGATAGCGGTCAAACGGCTGACTTGCGATTGACTATTGAAAGCTCGATGCTTATCGGCCAGCGCGCTAAAATTTCCCGCTATACCGATGAAGAACAAAAGCGCCGATTCCCAAATGATAGGGGGTTAGAATTTATTAACCAGCTACAGGATAAAGAGGTGGTATGGTAACGCGCTCAGATAACTGGCCTGACCTGTTAGCTGCTTACCTTAAAGAGCGCAAGCACATGCCTTTTGAATGGGGCGTTAATGATTGCATGGCGTTTGTGGCTAAAGGTGTGGAAGCGCTTACTGGTGAAGATTTTTTCGCGCTTTATAATGATTACCACGACGAAGAATCTGCTAAGGTAATGCTTGAGAATAACGGTGGCCCATCTGGCATTATTGCTACGTGCTTAGGCCATAACGGGACGCGCAACATTCTAACGGCAAAGCGCGGCGATGTAGTGATTGCCAAATTACCAGAAATCACTGGTGGTTTAGTAGATGATAGTGGGCAGAATATCGTTTTTGTGACGCAGCAGGGTTTGGGCAGATTGCCGCTTAACCGTGCGTGGCGTGTTTGGAGCTATTGAGATGCCACAGGTTGCGGTAGGTGCAGTATTATCTGGCGCGGTAAGCTACGCTACGGGCGCGACGGTTCTAGGTCTAAGCGTGCTGGGTTCCGCGTTCTTAAAAGCTGGCGTTTCGCTCGTGCTTGGTGGCATTTCGCAGGCTCTTACACCTAAGCCGAAAGGTAATCGTGGCGCAGTAGGTCAAGGCAGCCAGCCCGGCACGGTGGCGGTTAGGCAATCAGATTTAACACGCACTTATGTATATGGCCACACCAGAACAGTGCGCGGCTATGCGCATATGGAAAGCACTAATGATAATCAGGATTTACACCTTATTATTATTTTGTGCGAAGGCGAGCTCCGAGCGATTAATGAAATATGGTTAAATGATTATTGCATCCCACCTGACCATATAGAACCTAACGGCAACGTGTTCTTAGGCAGGTACGCGCAGAATTTAACCATACGCAAGCATCTAGGAGCTATTGACCAAGCGGCTGACCCGTTAGCTGTAGCTAATTTAACCGAGTGGACTAATGACCACCGCTTGCAGGGCATTGCCTATCTGTATTGCATCCTAAAAAAGAATCAGGATGTTTATCCTACTGGCGTGCCGCAAATCAGCGCTGTGGTAGAGGGGCCAACGCTTTACGATCCCCGCACAGATTCGCAGGTATGGTCAACCAATATCCCGCAGTTTGCTCGTGATTATATTGTGACCGAAAAAGGCTTTCGGTCCTCAACCGACGATATAAACGACACAAACATTGCCGCGCAGATGAATATAGCGGATGAAATCGTCGCAACAACGCCTGAAAATTTCACGGTCGCTAGCGTTAATGATAGCTTTAACAGCATTACTTTGGAGGGTGATTTATTAACAT